GGTATCTTTAGGGACTGTTTATTGGTCCTTAAACAGATTGTTTGAAGGAGATTGGTGGGTAATCCTATTCTATATCGCTGGAAGTGTGATAGGAAAATGGATTGCTATGACCCAAAATGAAAACATACGATACAAAATTTACAAAATTTTTGGTAAAAAAAATGATGAAAATCAGTAGAAAATTGTTTATCTTTGAAATATTTATTGTTAAACAAAATTTTATAAAGTTATGAAAGAATTTATGATAATAGCAGGATGCACCCTGTTATTGATTTACATCGCAGGAAAATGGGTCAAAGCAATTGATTACATGCACAAAAACTATCCAGATTACAAAGGTGAAGATTTATTCGATGAAGATACAAAAGGTCCTATCAAAAGTTAAAACAATTTTCAAGGAAATATTGTTGGGATTCGAATTGTCCGATCAATTCAAGAACCGCTATCAACAATGGCCTAAACTTTAGTTATGATTTACAGAACAAGAAAAATCATAAAATATGAAGATTTAAACCCAAGAGGATCTCTCTTTGGTGGTCAGTTGTTGAAGTGGATCGATGAAGAAGCATCTGTTTATGCCATCTGTCAAATCGGTGATCGAATGGTTGTTACTAAAGCAATGTCAAAGATCGATTTCAGAACATCTCCGAAACTTGGAGATATTATTGAAATCGGAATGGACTTAGTTAAAGTAGGCACCACTTCGATTACCTTTAAGTGTAATGTACGAAACAAATACACAAAAGAAGATGTTATTACCGTAGACGAAATAGTTTTTGTTAGAGTTGACGAAAACGGAAAGCCAACCCCAATCGAAAAAAAAGAAATCAATAACTATGAATAATTTAGATAGAGTTTATCAAAATCTTCTACAAGATATTCTTGATAACGGGGTTCAAAAAAAGGATAGAACTGGTACTGGCACCCTCTCAGTATTTGGGAGACAAATCCGTCACAAAATGTCCGAAGGGTTTCCGCTTCTTACAACCAAGAAAATGGCTTGGAAAGTGATGGTCGCAGAATTGTTATTCTTCTTAAGAGGAGACACAAATATTGCTTACCTATTATCACATGATTGTCACATTTGGGATGGGGACGCCTACAAAAACTATCTATCCAAAAACTCTTTAGATTCAGAAGAACAACTTACAAAAGAACAATTCATAACCAAAATCTTGAGGGATTGGGACTTTGCAAAAGTTTGGGCGGATTTGGGACCAGTTTATGGTAAACAATGGAGAAATTGGAAATACGAAAACAAAAAAAATCACTATGTCACCTCAGGTGAACCAACTCATCATAGTGTTGAAATTGACCAAATTATAAATCTAATCAACGAACTGAAAACAAATCCTGATAGTAGAAGGTTAATGGTTTCTGCTTGGAATGTTGGTGAGTTAGACCAAATGGTTTTACCACCCTGTCATTATGGATTTCAAGTTTATACAAGAGAGTTGAAAGTTTGGGAAAGATTGAATTTGGCATCGAAAACCTATGATTCATTCGACCCATTTGATTTTGGAACTCCTGACGATGTAGAACATGACGAAATTGATAAATTATATCCAGTTCCAAAACGAGCAATCTCTTTGATGTGGAATCAACGTTCCGTAGACACATTTTTAGGGCTTCCGTTCAATATTGCATCTTATGGTCTGTTGTTGGAAATCATCGCAAAAGAAGTGGATATGGTTCCTGATGAATTGATTGGTAATTTGGGAGATGTACATTTGTATTTAAATCATATTGAACAAGCCAAAGAGCAAATCAGTAGAACTCCATTTCAATTACCATCGGTTAGAATAACTGAAAGAAATTGGTATCAACATGAGTTGGTCAAACAACATTTAGGTGAGAAAACTTTCGATCAAAAAATTATGAGTTATAGACCTGAGTGTTTCGAATTAGTGGGATATCAGTCACATGAAAAAATCAAAGCACCTTTGTCAAATTGAGCCATGCAGATTGTCATTCTACTCAGTAAAGATGTTCCTAAGGAGATTTCAGAGTTAATCTTGGAACACAAGTTGGAGGGTGGTTACTCGATAGATTACGCTCTAAATTCTTTGGTTTCCTATCATAACGGTAATGAAATTACTATATTTGATTTCACAAAGTATCTGAGATTGGATAATCGATTTAGTGGATACGAAATAGATGATTACGGAACGAAAATAGTTATAACTTTCAAATAAATGTTACAGTTAACGGAAACACAAAAAAATCAAACTTATCAAATAAGTTTGGAGTCGAATGGTATTGTAGTCGGTTCATTTGTGAAAATTGATGGATTCTTTTATTATTACCCACCCAAAGAAAGATTTTGGGGATGTTATTCAGAAGAATTTCTAGAAAGTTTATCAAATGAGATAAAAAAATTAAATTACCCCCTCAATAAAAGTATAAACGAATATTTCGAATTACAAACATAGGATTATATTATGGAAGATTCGAAAGCTCGTTGCAAATGTGGTTGGCCTTGGATATTCCATTATAATTCTAAAGGTAAAATAAATGTAATATTCAAAGCCAAAATCCCTCCCAAAACAATTGAAGATTATATCAAAGGAGATTATTGGCTAAAAAAATGAAACAGATCAAGGAAGTATATGTGATATTCAATCCTTATGATAAGGGTTATTATGATGGTTACGGATATTTCAGAGGAATTTTGACAAGTAAAAAATATATAGAGAAAGAAGACGCGCTTACTGAAGTCGAAACTATATTAAACAGTTCAAATGGAAAAACATTCCTTAAAATAGAGTCATACCATACATACGTATAGAAAGTGGGGGCGTCCCCACTTTTTTTATGCTATTTTTTTCCAAGCGTCAGTAGAAGAAATTAACGCCAAGTGAGATCCATTATCCCAATCTACTGAAATAATTTTTTCATCAGCATCCGCCGACTCGAAAGGATCTCTACTAATTGCAGTAACAACACCTTTCGTTCCTGGAGTCACTGATGTCTCTCCTTCCATATGGTAACAAATAATTCTATCTCCGACTTCGAGTGGAGGATTCAATGGTCCTTTCATAATAATAAATATAAACAATATATTTATTGTATATGGAATTTTTGATTACAGAGTCACAACTCAGAACTTTATTGAGTGAAGAGGAAAGATCGCAGTTAGGATCATACATGAAACAACTCAACGCATTTACAAAACAAATTGTAAGCCGTGTTGCCAAATCTTATGGGTTAAATCTAAAAATGCTATCAACTTGGGGAACCTCAGTTGGTGGGATGGTCTTACCATTAGATCAATTCCTAAAAACTGGTGATTTCAACCTCACAGAAGAACAAAGAATGTTAGTTTTAGCTGGAATTGCATTTTCATTATTTTTTGAAAGTAAGAAAGCTTTATCAGAAATTTTATCGATAATAAAAGAAGAGGGGTTAGAATATGTTTTCAAGAGTGGACTTAAAAAAGGTAAAGAACTTAAAACGGCTTTCATAGAATTTGTAGAATCTTTGTCAGTAGGAGCCTCATTGTTTGTTGATACAATTGCATATAGTTTTTTAATACCAATCATAAGTGACATATACTCTGTAGCCTTAAGTTCTCAGAATTTAGAAGAGGCTGCTATACTGATAGCTGAAAGATTATTTTCCAGTGGTATTATTTTAGGAAGTTCACAAATTATTGTCAATTTAGTTAAAAGTATTCTCGAAAGACTGAAGTAAAAATTCAGTTTGACAGTGATCTAAATTCGATTTATATTTTGGTCATAAAAATATAATCATGTCAAGAATCATTGAATTGAAAAAACAATACCCCGAATTAAGTCTAACTATGTTTGATTTATTCGAGCGTATTGACACCACAAAAACTTACAAATATTTTCCTCTCATGTGTAAACTTTTTAGTTCGAGATGGAAATTAGAACCAATTGAAAAAGATTTCTCAAGTGAAATGAAGAATAGATTGGAATCTAAGGGGATCAAAATTACTGATGAAAAAGATTCCTTAGTTCACGCAATGCTCAGATTAGCAGATAATTATTCGGATGATATGTTTTTGACGACCAAAGAATTTATCGAGAGGATGGAAAACAACAAAATCCAAAACAAAGATCTGTCAACTTACAACAGCTTAGAAAACTTACGAACAGCTATTACCTTATCTTCTATTAAAGAGATCGAGAGAGGTTTAGAGAAACAAGTCATCAAAGAGTTTGAAGATGATATATGGTTAGTTGTTAGACCTTTAACTTTTCAGGCCTCAAGTAAATATGGTGCAAATACAAGATGGTGTACAACGTATTCAAAGGAAAAAGAATATTTTGCAAAATACTGGAGACGTGGTATTTTAGTATATTTCATCAATAAACAGACAGGATTCAAATTTGCGGGATATAAATCTTTGTTTGGGGACCCCGAATTGTCGTTTTGGGATCCTACTGATCAACGAGTAGATTATTTACAACTTGATATTGATGATTATTTATTTTCTATTACAAAAAAAATATTCTCATCTACCGATTCCAATCGAGATTTGTGTGACTTAGAAACCTCTATCCAAGTTGAGAAGGAATGTACTAGAGAGTTCGAAGATGCCGTCAACTATCTTTTCCCTGAAGATAGTGATATTATGGTTGACCGTTCGGATCCACCTCCACATAACTTACAAATCGCATAAAAAAAACCCCGGTTAAGGGGTTTTTATTTTTCTTCTATTTCTACAATAAGTTGGGCCGGTCCTTTTATGACTCTGTGCCAAACAAATTTCGGAATGTGAATTTGACTGGCCTCAGACAATTTGACCGGCAATTGGTCTTCCATTTGGAACGACCATCCTCCGTCGTTTAAAATGGTCACAACTCTATCACTTTGGTCCTGATGCCACTTCAGTTCTTCCTCATCTACTTCAGGAGAAAATTTTCTGATTAGTTTGCCGTTTTGTTCAACTTGTTGGAATGGAAAATCCATAATTATTACCAAGAATTTTTACTTGAGAGTCCCAATTGTTTTGCGTATCGACCTACATTACAACTCCAATACCCTGCTGTAGTTCTGTCTTTCTTCTGATCACATCTGTGTCTTGCTCTGAATGATTTTGCAGCTCCCTTATTTCGATTTCTAACTCTAAGATTCGGATCACCAAAGGTAACTTTTTTGATGTTTCCACTAGGAGCTTTTACATAAACTGCAAATTTCTTAGGACCACCTGGTGTTCTGAATGGTTTACCCAATTTAACATTTTTACCTCTGTGTTTAGCCTCTTCCAAAACATCTTCCTCGTCTTCTTCTTCGGATACGAATGGTGCGTCCAAATAAATCAACTCGCCATTTACAACTATTTTTTTACCAAGATCAGATTCGACCATCATCAGGTCTTCTTCGTTCAAAGATATTTTATTTTCCTCCCAAAGTGATCTAACTTCATTCACCAAATTGAAATACCCTTCAGAATAAGCTCTAAAAATATTATTTGTCAAAGTTAATCCGTTTTCAACGTGATATCTCAAAGCATCAGAAATTTCGGCTTCCTCTTTCAAGATCAAAGATTTGTCCAAATGTTCCTCTAATGTTTCTCTAATGATTTTTCGTAAATCCATACCTTTTTTTATAATAAATACTTCAGTCCTTTCTAATTCTAATTTTCCAATATGCTCCTCCTGTTACATAAGGAGTAAAACTCCCTGTTATTCCATCGAAGGTTCTATTTGCTACTCCTCCACCAAGTTGGAATATTTTATCATCTTTTGTTTTCAGCAAAATACTTGTTCCAAGTGAATTAACCCAATCTTGATGACTCAAAGCTCCATTCAATCCAACATAAACTTGATTCCTTACTTTTGGTGGTTCAGGTGCAGGTTCTCTGACAATTTTTGGTTTGATATTTGCTGTGAATTTTCTTGCGACAACATTATTTTGAGATATGGTGTCAAACAAATATATGACCCCCTGATTATTACTCAATGTTATTGTATCTTGAACAAAGTTTTTTAAGTAAAAATTTTTCAGGATAAATGCCGTATCAACAAGTGGAGTTTGAGCTGGTACTTCAACAATTTTTTCAACTTCGACTTCGTATGGAACTTCAACTTCAACCTCGTAAATGAGTTCCTGAGGAATTGTATCATATATTAACTTTTCCTCAATTTGAATCTGTGGAGGAACAAAAAACTGAAGGAATATTATTACTCCAACCATCAGGAGGATTATTATGTGTCTGATGTCAAATATCTTTTTCATATTATAAAATAAATCTTGAACCAATTAGGAAATTGTTTAGGATAGGGGACTTGGATTCGGTGGAACCCATCGCCCTGTAGTTTAGGCTTAGACCGAATCTTTTACTGATTCGATAATCGAATGAAGAACCAACCAAAAATGAAAAGTTTCTATTCACTGTGGTTTCCCCTGTTCTTGAGTTGTATGAGATTGGTGAGTTGATTAAGAAAACCTGTGGGGATAAACTGAGTTTAGTATTGATTGTATATGGTTTTGTCCAAAATACAACAGCGGATGTTGAAAGAGATAATTTGAATATTCTATCTACCCTTCTTGTTTCAGTATCTACTTTTGTATCTCGTAATAACAATGTAATTACGCCCACATTATATCCATACGTCCCGTATTTGACGTGTGGCTTGATGTTGGTATATCCAACAAGTCCCATATAATTTCCCTCCAAATATGCTCCTGTAATTGAGTAAGAATGAATTTGATTTAATTTACCCTGTTGGAAGTTCATTTTGGTATATCCCCCACCCAAAGCAAATTGATTCAACGTGCTCCAAATCATGGCGTTTGCGCTCCAAGTTTCATTTCCCGCCATTGATGATTGACTTATTCCGAAGGAGGCAATCGCACTGTATTTCATATCGGGCCCCTGTGTGGTCGTCAAATCGGATGCAACCAACATTGGATTCACTGGAGCGGCTTTCTTTTTGTCACCTTTCCCTTTTCCATCAGAACTTTCTTCATTACTTTCACTCGATTCTCCACCCTCTGAACTACTCTCTTCGGATCCTCCTTCACTTGAACTCGACTCACTTGAACTTGATTCTGAGGAGCTCGATTCACTTGAACTTGAGGATGACGAAGATTCTTGTGATGAGGATTGTGAGGATGAACTTGAACTTGAAGATGAGGAAGTTGGTGTTGAACTCGCCGCTGACGAAGATGCGGTGGAGGATGCCGCAGATGAAGCGGCGGAGGAAGCTGCCGATGATGCGGCTGAAGAGGCTGCGTTTGCCGCGGCTTGTGATACGGCTTGTGTTACAGTTTGAGTTACAACAACACTAACAGGACAGGGGGCTGCGAAAATACTGTTAATCCAAGTTGTAACCTCCCCTGATAAAAATTGTTGGTAATTGAATACTTTTGATTTACTACGAACAATTATGAGGACACCCGCATTTGTTTGGATGGGGAATGATACAACATAAGTTTTCGAATCACAGGGGTCAATGTAAGTTTGAGTTACAACTTGCCCCTGTGATTCGTTGATGAAAAATATCACAAAAAATAGTATCAAAAATATTTTTATAACTTTCAATTTTCATCAGTTTCAAAAAAATTATTCTGTAAAGATTCCTTTCTTAATCATTCTATCCAAAATTCTTGCACAAGCAATGTCAAGTGCTTTTTTGGTTGCGATTGATATTGTAGATTGATTGAATTTTACTTCATCTACTGTCGCATCAGATAAGAAAGTTAGTTCTCTTGTAGTGGTTGCTTCACCAAGACCTGAGGCGGCAAATACAACACCTGTCTCGGCGTTTGTAAATCTAACCTGAAGACCAATTCTTGTAACCATCATATTTTTCACACCATCCTTCAGATTTACAGTTTCATCTTCAGAAACCGAATAATCATAACATTCGATTGTGACAAAATATTCTGCGAGATTGATTTTACCGAATCCATCAAGTTGATTCTCAGAAATACCTGCCTGAGATGCTTGGAATTGTTTTACCATTCTGTTCTTAATCTCTGTTTTGTCTTCAGTAAACTTGAATCTATTGAGATTTTCAAGGTATTCCATTGATATGTTTGCGACACCAAGTCCAACTCTCTTTTCCTTTAACTCAGGATACATCTCATACATTTCGTCAGAAATACCCGCCTTTAGTATTTGAATTGGAATTTGTTTTCCTTCATAATCCAAAAATTGACTTATGTCAATCGCAGTTTCAAATGACGCTTTGTATTGTTCGGTTTTGGTACTACCTAAAGTTTGTGCAAATAATGGTAATGACAACAATGATGTCATTACCAATAGAATTACTTTTTTCATATTTCTTCTTCAGTTTGATTCGGACTATCCAAAGTGTTACTCAAAGTGACACCATCTTCTTCATCCATTTTTTGAACTAACATTTTATCTTTATCGGTGTCACTGAACCAGTAATCAATGATTTTACCATAAGAACCAATGAATGCCCCTAACATCAATAACAAAAGCTCTTTCCACTCTTGTCCTACTGTTGCGTTCATATGAATTGAGACAACAATTCCCGTTATTACAGTGAAAAATGTAATCAACACAATTGCGGTGATAAGCCATCTTCTCATCATCATCGAGTTCAATAACTCTTTGAATCCAGTACTTTCTTGTTTTTTTGACATAATACTCTAAACTAAACTTTTATGGTCTTTTTGGCCAAGCCCAACCTTTATTCTTACCTCTTAAAAGTAGATAAGTCGCTCCTCCAAAGAATATTGTCAAAAACAATATTGGAGATTCAATTACAAACATAGTAACCATCAACAATGTGATGAGTACTAAAAAACTTAATCCTTGTTCCATAGTTTTACCATTTTGGAGCAGTCTCTTTGAACTCGTCTCCTTCTTTTTTAGGTTTATTTTCTGCTTGTTTTTGAGGTGCAGATTCTGCCGCCTTCTCTCTGATAATCACAGTTTCTTTCCCGCCAGACTGTTGTTGCTGTTGGTTGTTGTTATTGATGATGATTGGAGTTTGTTGTTGAGTTGGGGTTGCGACTTCTTCTTCTCCACCGAGGAATTTACTTGTCATAACACCTCCAGCTCCGAGAACCGCAGTTGTCAACAATCCGATGATTGTTTTTTTCAAACCTGTCCAAGTTCCGTCATTGTGATCTTCTGTTTCTTCACTCATTTTTTTGTTGTTTGATTTTAGTTTATTTAACGATTATTGGATATTTTATCTCATTCCCTGAGATGTCAATGAAGAGTAAATCGTAATACCCTTTCTTTTCATTCGAGAGATCATATATCTTCTCGGTAGTTTCATTCATTGCTGTAAATCCTTCTTTCTTGATTGGTTCTTCAGACCCGAACGGAAATATCTGAACAGAGTATTTTGCACCTATTGTGGTGTTAAAAACAATCTCAACTATATTGTCCGATACTGTGACTGATTTAATTGTTGTTGATGTTGAAAGTTGTCCTAAATCGATTGAGGTTTCCTCAATGAATGGATCGGTACAACTATACATTACAAGAAAAAGAAATAATATTGTTAATGTTTTTTTCATTTTAGAAGTAGTTATATCCTGTCAATTTAATTTGTGTGTTATTCAAGTTGATTCCCAACTGAACTCCGTTGTTTCCACTTGCATCCATGTTAGGAGAAACCTTTATTGATGTTAGAATATCAACACCATTTCCGATAGTTGAAAATTTCAATTTGAATGGGGTTGCATTTCCACTTATCGGTGTTTTGTTTTGGTCTAATGAACCAAACTTTATTTTTCCATCCACGGAGTTCACAAAAACATACCATGTGTTAGGAAGGTTACTTTGTAATTCTTCGAACTTCAATTTTGTTTGGTCGTAGGTGAATTCGAACTGAAGACCCCCCAAAGTATTTCCATTTGTGTTAATGTTTATTGGGATTTCTATAGTGTTTGTTGTCACCGTCAAATTTGATAGATTTACATCTATCGATGGGACATTATTAGGAGTGTTAATGAACATTCCAAGTGCATCTGTTTTGAATGATGTATTGTTTTTCAAACTATTTGATGCTCTACTTACAACTGATGCAATTCCATTGTTACTTACAACAACTTGAGACGAATGAGAACGATTTACATCACCCCAAAGGAGATATTTCAAATACA